GCGCTCGATTAAGGGCGTCTCGCCGAGAGGGACCGCGCTCGATCAGGCCTTTGTCAGGCTGGCGTCGAAAGGCGCCGCGGTGACAGCCGGGAAAGACCGGCAAATCAATTCGAACAGGGTTTGAACCAGAGCCGCAGAAAGCGCGGTCCGAGCACCCTTGCGTAAGTAGTCGGCTGACGAGCCGGCGAAAGTCGCGGATCAAAGCGGGTTGGTGACTGTGGGAAAGACCACTCCAATTTGGAGAGCAAAATGCCAAGAGGCGTTTACGAGCGCAAACCCCAGGAAACCCAAAACATGGCCACCGAAACCGCTGCTCCGCAGCCTTCGAAACTGTTCCCCGTCGTGCTGACGAAGAACTACGTCCCCGCCGGTCAGTATGAAATCGTCGGCTATCTCAAGGAGGCCGTAAAGCGCAAGGACGCGGCCGGCAATTGGAAGATCATCGAGCCGGAAGAGTTCATCCCCGGAGTGATGAAGCCCCACACGTCTCCCGGTGTCGGCTTCGGCCCGATGGAGATGAAGGACAAGACTATGGTGAACGCCAAAATCTGGGCCGGCACCACGATCAAAATCCCGGTTGACGAAGCCAAGCGCGCCGTTGCCAAGAAGATCGCCGAACGGGCCGATGACATCGCTGCCTGACCCATCCCGCATTCCCGATAGCGCATGGGAATTTGACGGGCTCTCTCAGGACGGCCTTCGCCGGCATTACGTCCATTGGATCGACAAGAGCCAGGGCCTCGGCTTTCGCAAGACCGAGAACATTGTTGAGGAAGAGCTTCTGGCGCGCAACCGCGAGAGCCTGAACGACTCCTACGGCAAGCGGTTCTCCAATGACGCCATCGGCACGAAGATGGCGAGCATTCCGCTCAACATCTTCTACCGGGACTTCGCCCCGCGCCTGAAAGAGGGCGACGCCGACTTTGTGAAGCACTGGCTCAACAGCGAGCAGAATCGACCTTATCGCACGTTCAGAGGACGCCTTTAGTGGCACTTATCACCAGCTACACGACGCTCCAGAGCACAGTAATTGAATATCTGGCACGCGACCAGGACGTGACGCTGACGGCGCGTGTTCCGACGTTCATCCAACTGAACGAAGCCAAGCTGAACCGCGTTCTGCTCCATCCGCAAATGGAAGTCAGGTCCACCACGACCGCGGACACCAGCTCAACCGAGCCGGAATTTGTCTCGCTGCCATCCGATTTCCAGAGCATGCGCCGCATTCGTCTTAGCGGTGTCGCAGGCAAGCCCCGTCTGGAGTTCATGACGCAAACCCAGATCGAGGACTTCCGTTACAGCGTGGACAACGTGAGCGGGCGCCCCAGCTTCTTCTCGATCGTCGGGACGGAGATGGAACTGGCGCGAACTCCAAACGAAAACTTCGAATTGGAGATGGTCTATCGGGCCAATATCCCAGCGCTTGCGTCGAACAGCACCAATTGGCTGCTGGATCTCGCGCCTGACATATACCTCTACGGCACGCTTCTGGAGTCGGCCCCTTACATCAAGGAAGACGAGCGCATTGCGGTGTGGAGTAGCGCTTACGCTACAGTGCTCGATCAGCTCAATTCGCACGGTAACCGCCAGAGCTTTGATTCCGGCCCGTCTACGGTCTGGCTGCCGGGGGTGACCCCGTGACGACATGGACCCCAAAGAGCGAGCAGCCCGAAACGTGGACGCCGCCCTCGCCACATCGCGCGCGCGTGTTCAGCCCGCTTGTCTTTGCTGTGTGGCCCGTGTTCGCAACCGGCGTCTCGTCGGACTTCTGGAGTGAGAAGACTGAACAACCTGAAATCTGGACCGCTGCATAAATGACCGCTGTCGTTACCCATTCCGTATCGGCTGGCGGCGTCGTTGACCCGACAGCGGCTGTCGATGGCGCGGCATGGGATGCCAACCACGTCATCACGGGCGTTATGGATGTTTCGCAAGGCGGCACGGGGCTTTCCTCGGGCACGTCAGGCGGCATCAATTACTGGTCCAGCACTTCGACCATGGCATCCTCTGGGCTTCTGACCCAGTACGGTCTGGTTTATGGCGGTGGCGCCGCTGGCTCTCCTGTCGCGATGGCGGCGGGTACAGATGGCCAGATGATCGTCGGGCAGACCGGGGCGGCCCCGCTCTGGAAGACGATGAGCGGCGATATTACGGTCTCCGCAGCCGGTGTCTACGCGATCGGGGCAACCAAAGTCACGTCCGCGATGTTGAACGCGGATGTCTATTCTACCGCTCATACCTGGGCCGGGCAGCAGACATTCGTCGCGCCGATCCTCGGTACTCCGGCATCGGGTGTCGCAACCAATCTTACGGGCACAGCGGCCGGGCTGACCGCTGGCAACGTGACGACCAACGCCAACCTGACTGGCGCGGTTACGTCGGTTGGCAATGCCACTTCGTTGGGCTCGTTTACCAGCGCTCAACTGCGAACCGCCCTGACCGATGAAGTCGGGACGGGGGCGGCCTATTTCGTCGGCGGCGCTCTGGGCACTCCGGCATCCGCGACGCTCACCAGCGCCACGGGCCTGCCTATCTCTACGGGCTTGACGGGCGCGGGTACGGGCGTCTTGGCGGCGCTTGCAGTGAACGTTGGCTCTGCTGGGGCCTTCGTGACGTTTAACGGCGCGCTGGGTACACCGTCTTCCGGCACGCTCACCAACGCCACCGGGCTGCCGCTCGCAGGGATTACCGCGCAATCCGCCTATACGATTGTTGGCAACTTTACTGGCTCGTCTGCGGTCCCGACCGCCTCGACCATTCCAGGATTGACGCACAAGACCACGCCTGTCGGTGCCGATACGGTTATGCTGGCGGATAGCGCGGCCAGCAATGCGCTCAAATATTCGACGCTGACGGAGTTGCTGGCTTCGGTCGGCTCCGGCGTTTCCTCGATCGCGGGCAATACCGGCGCGTTCACGCTCGCCAACGGCATCGACAACAGCACCAATCAGATCCAGCTTACCGCGGCTCGTCGTACTCTCCCGACCGTCCAGACGTTCACCAGCGGCACGGCGGCGACTTACACGACGCCAGCCAACTGCCTCTGGATTGAAGTCTACATGGTCGGCGGCGGCGGCGGCGGTTCAGGCGCAGCTTCTGGCACAACTGCCGTTGCCGGCTCTAACGGCACGGCTTCAACGTTCAACTCTGTGAACGCCAACGGCGGCACGGGGGGCACGGCGAGCGCCTCGGCTGGCGTCCCCCCGGCTGGAGGTGCTGGTGGAACGGGCGGCTCTGGTACGGCAACCCGGCGCATGTCTGGCGGGCCAGGGCAAAACGGGTCTAACAGCTCAGCCCTCGCGGTAAGCTCAGGCGGCGGCGGCAGCAGTGTGCTGTTCGGCGGCGGCGGTGCGCCCATCCAACCCAGCGTTACTGTCGGTAATGCCGGCGCGACCAATTCGGGCGGCGGCGGTGGCGGCGGCTATAACAACTCGGGCTCCAACAACGTCGGCGGCGGCGGTGGTGGGGCAGGCGAGAGCGTCTACTTGATCATCAATTCCCCCTCGGCAACCTACACCTACACTGTGGGCGGCGGCGGTGCTGGCGGCGTGGCAACCACCAACGGCGGCGCTGGTGCAGCCGGACAAATTCAAGTCATCGAACACTATGGGACTTGAATAATGCCGCTTCTCCAATACGGCGAGTGGCGCCCTGATATCTCCGACTATGAAGGATCGACCACCAAGAACATCCTGAACGTGCTCCCGCGCGGGGACGGCTACGGACCGTTCAAGGACTTCGCCATTCTCTCTCAGGCGCTCCCTGCTGCCTGTCGTGGCGGCTTCTACGCCCTGAAATCAGACGGCTCGGTCGCGGTATTCGCCGGAACAATCGACCGGCTGTATCTCGCCAGCAACTCCGATTATTCGTGGACGCCGGTCTCCAAGACCGCAACGTTCACGGTGACGGCGGCAAGCCCCGGCGTCATTACGAAGGTTGCGCACGGCTTCGCGGCTAACGATCCGTTCGTGCCGTTCAACACGGGCGGCGCCTTGCCGGCTGCGATCACGGCGGGCACGAAATACTACGTCAAAACGGTTCTGACCCCTGACACCTTCACGTTCTCGGCGACGGCTGGCGGCGCAGCGATCAACACGGCGACGACAGGAACCGGCACACATTCGCTGACGAGCACCTATTCGTCGCTATCGACGGAAACGCTCTGGCAGTTCGCGCAGTTCGGTAATCTCGTATTCGCGACGCAAAAGAACGCGCCGCTACAGGTCTATAATCTGGCCTCGTCCTCGGCTTTTGCGGACGTTACCGGCTCGCCCCCGCAGGCGTCGTATATCAGCGTTGTCGGGCGTTTCCTTGTTCTCTCGGGTCTGCTGTCCAATCCTTACCGCATCCAATGGTCCGGCCTGAACGATACGACAAACTGGACATCGGGCGTAGGCAGTTCCGACTTTCAGGACTTCCCTGACGGCGGCATTGTCCGAGGCGTTGAGGGTGGTGAGTTCGGCATCGTGTTCCAGGATCAGGCCATCATCTTCCAGATCGACCGTATCGCCAAGGACATGGGCCTGTTTGCGCCTTACAGCAAGATCAGCGCGGGCTCGACGGTCTTCTTCCACTCCGCAAAGGGCTTTTACAAGATCGTTCCGGGCGGCGTGCCAGAGCAGATTGGCAGAGAGAAATTCGACCGCACGTTCTTTGACGATCTCGACAAGAACGAATTGCGGATGTTTCAGGGGTGCTCAGATCCTCGGTCCTCGATGGTGTTCTGGGCCTACAAGTCAACGTCTGGGACGACCGGGCTTTACGACAAGATCATCGGGT